GCCACCAAGGGCAAGCACGTCAGAGCCGAACCAATCGCGGCGCTATACGAGCAAGGCCGCATTCGGCACGTAGGCCAGTTTCCAGAGTTGGAAACGCAAATGACGCAAATGACAACAGAAGGCTATCAGGGCGCAGGCTCTCCAGACCGCGTTGATGCGATGGTGTGGGCCTTTACTGAATTGTTCCCCGATATGACCGAGACAATACGGCAACCGCAAGCAAAACGCAGACCCCGCGCAAGCGGCTGGCTAGGACGTTAGATGAAAAACCAAGACATCATTGCAGCAGCGCGCGCACGCTTGTCGGAGGCCATCGAAGCAGACCGCGAGAACCGCGTGGACGCTCTTGATGACCTAGAACACATCGCAGGCAACCAATGGCCCGAAAGCATCCAGAAGGCGCGCGAAGCGGCTGGACGCCCTTGCATTACTATCAACCGCCTACCGCAGTTTGTGCGTCAGGTTACAGGCGACATTCGGCAGCTAAACCCGGCGCTAAACATTATCCCGTCTGACAGCGCAGCATCCCCAGAGGTTGCCGAGGTCATGGAAGGGCTGACACGTCATATTGAATACCGCAGCGATGCAAGCACAGTTTACGAAGGTGCAGCGGAAAGCGCGGCGCAATGTGGCATGGGCTTCTTTCGTGTTCTGACTGAGTACGAAAGCGACGATAGTTTCAATCAGGAATTATTGATTGAAGCCATCGACAACCCTTTCTCGGTCTACTTTGATCCAGAGGCGCGCAAGACAACCCGCGAAGATGCCAATTACTGCATTATCACGGATCAAATGAAAACCGATGACTTTGAGAAAGCCTATCCCGACGCGGCCAAGGTAGACGCGCACTTTGACGGCGAAACAGACGGGCTAGAGCATTGGTATTCAGAGGGCAGCGTTGTTGTTGCCGAGTATTTCTGGAAAGAGCCGGTTAAGAAAACTATAGGACTGCTGCGCGACGGATCAACCATTGAAGATCCGCAAGCGTTCCATGACGTTGTGAAGAAGCGCACGGTTGATACGCATAAGGTCATGTGGGCCAAGATTAGCGGCAATGACGTGTTAGAAAAGCCCCGCGAATATCCTTGCAAGTACATCCCTGTCATTGCCGTCTTGGGCGAGGAAATGCATATCGGAGAGCGGCGCGTTAGAACGTCGGTTATCAGGTTCGCAAAAGACCCCGCGCAGCTTTACAACTACTATTCAAGCGCGCAGGCTGAAATGATCGCGCTGCAGCCTAAGACGCCTTACATTATGACCACAAAGCAAGTCGCGGGCTATGAGGCTGATTGGCAGAACGCCAACGATAGCAACGAAGCCTATCTGCTTTACAACCCCGACGAAAAGGCTCCAGGTGTTCCGCAGCGTTCTATGCCGCCAATCGGCTCACAGGCGCTTGCACAAGAGGCCATGAAGGCCATCGAGGACATGAAGGCTACAACAGGTATCTTTGACGCTGGTTTAGGGCAGAAGTCCAACGAGCAATCCGGCGTTGCTATTCGTCAGCGGCAAATGGAAAGCGATATTTCCACGTCCATCTATACCGACAACCTTGCCAAGGCGATTGCAGCTTGCGGGCGCATCTTGATTGATATGATCCCCAAGATTTACGACACGCAGCGCATTGTTCGCATTATCGGTACGGACGAAGCCGAAAGCATGGTCGAAGTGAACGGTATGGGCTTTAACCCAATGCAGGGCGCTTACCCTGTGAACCCGCTTTCAGACGGCACATACGATGTGCGCGTGAATGTAGGGCCTAACTATTCAACACGCCGCCAAGAGACCGCCGAAAGCATGATGCAGTTCGTGCAGGCATTCCCTGCCGCTGGTCAGGTTGCTGGCGATCTTATTGTGAAGGCGATGGACTGGCCCGATGCTGAAAAGCTGGCAGAGCGGTTAGAGAAGATCCTACCGCCGGGCATGATTGAGCAGCAGGAAGACGACCCGCAAGCACAGCAGCAAATGATGATGCAGCAACAACAGCAAATGATGATGCAGCAACAACAGCAACAGATGCAAATGCAAATGCAGCAAGCGGAAATGCGCAAGCATGAGGCCGAAGCCGTAGAGGCAGAAGCCCAAGCGCAGGCCGCACAGTTTAAAGCGCAGGAGGCACAATTCAAGATGCTCCTAGCGCAACAGAATATCGCACAGCCGCAATTGGCTGGGCCATACCAACAGGGCTAAGCCCGCCAACCAAGGAACAAACGAATGACCGACCAACAGACCCTTGCCCCCGTGGCGAGTGATGAAGTCGTGCCAACTGAGGCCGTAAAGGCCACGGCACCGGAAGCGGTGGACAGCACACAAGGGCAGGAACACCAGCCCGCCGAGGAACAAACACCGGAAGACGCGCAAGCCGATGCCGATGCGAAAGCCGAGGAACAGAAGTCAAAATCAGCAGATCGGCGTGAACGTCGCAAAGCAGAGCAGGAGCGCTTGCGCACCAGTGAAGCCGATGCGGTAAAGCGCGCCACGGATGCCGAGGCAGCACTAGAGGCGGCTAAGATAGCGGCCCAAAACCTGCCACGTCCTAAGCAGGCTGATTACCCCGACTTTGACGAATATCAAGCGGCCTTGTCTGCGTTTAAAATGACGCAGGCTTTCGATGACCGCGAAATGCAGAGACTAGAAGCCCAAGCAAAGGCCCACTTTGCCGAAGTTGACCAGGTTAAGGCGCAAAAGGGACAAGAGGCGGCACAAAGCTGGACTGCCCAAGTTGCTGAAGCGCGCGATAAATATTCGGACTTTGAAGCCGTTGCCTTGAGTGATTCAAACATCATCACAAGCGGAATGGCCGACGTAATACTGCAGACCGATGTCGCTGCGGATATTACCTATTTTCTGGGCCAAAACCCCCAGATTGGTGCCGAGATTGCAAAACTTGACACAATCAACATGGCGAGGGCGATTGGCCGACTTGAGGCGCAAGTCTCAGCCCCGAAGCCCAAAACAGCAACCGATGCCCCCGCGCCTATCGCTCCGATACGCGGCAAGGCTACGGCAACCAAATCCCCCGAGAATATGTCGATGTCTGAGTACAAGGCATATCGTGCGGGCAAGTCATAAGGACTTAAACAATGGCTAACACCGTTATCACGCCAAGCATCATCGCCAAAGAGGCATTGATGCAACTCGAAAACAACTTGGTTATGGCGAACCAAGTACACCGCGAATACCGCAAGGAATTTGACGGCTCCACAGGCTCCACGGTTTCAATCCGTAAGCCAGTGAAGTTCACGACTTCCAACGGCGCGACCCGCGTAAACCAAGACGTCGAAGAAAAAACAACCTCTATCTCCGTCGATCAGCGCAAGCATGTGTCTTGGAAGTTCTCTACCCAAGACTTGACGCTTTCCATTGAGGACTATTCAGAGCGGTACATTAAGCCCGCGATGATTACCCTTGCAAACACCGTCGATAAGAGCCTGTTCGGCTTGTATTCGAACGTATGGAACAGCGTCGGCACACCCGGCACGACACCAGCCAACTTTGCAGCCCTTGCGGCGGCGGCGCAGCGTTTGGATGAAATGGCTGTCGGTGCCGACAATCGTTGCATGACGCTTACACCGGCGGCGGGCTATGCGATTGCTGGCAACCAGTTGACGCTGGAAGCGATGGGCGACAAGAGCAAAACTGCGTACCAAGAAGCGATGATTGGCAAGATTGCCAAGTTTTCGACCTTCTCGACGCAGAACGTGGTAAACCACACAGTCGGCGTTGCGACAGGCACTCCGCTTGTTAATGGCGCGGCGCAAAACGTGACATATGCTGCCTCTGGCGGTCTACCGTCGCAGACGCTTGTCACTGACGGCTGGACCAACTCGACAACCGGCATTGTCAAAGCTGGCGACGTGTTCACCCTTGCCGGTGTGTTTGCGGTCAACCCTGTGCCGGGCGAAGGCGCGACAGGCAAAACCGTCATGCCATATCTGCAGCAGTTCACCGTTATTGCAGACGCCAACTCCGGCGCATCCACTGGTCCCGCAACACTGACAATCAGCCCTGCAATCATCGTAAGCGGTCCTTACCAGACTGTTAGCGCTGCTCCTGCGGATAACGCTGCAATCACTGTCTTCGGTACTGGTGGCGCGATCTACCCGCAAAACTTGGGCTTCCAAAAGAACGCCTTTGCGCTTGTGACTGTGCCGCTGGAAATGCCGGACAGCGCAGGCTGGAAAGCACGCGAAAGCCACAACGGTTTGTCTATGCGTGTCGTCAAAGACTACGACATCGCAGAGGACGAGGAAATCATCCGCCTCGACATTCTCTATGGCGTTAAGTCGATCTATCCTGAGTTGGCTTCACGCCTCTGGGGTTAATTCTAACGCGGCGGGGCTTCATTGTCCCGCCGCACTTATTTGGAGTGCAAGTATGACGCTAACGCTAAACATTGTGACCCGCGCATACCGCAAGCTAGGCATTGGCGCCGAGGGCGAGGCCCTTAACGCTGACGCGCTTTCAGATGGCATCACAGCACTTAATTCAATGATGCACGCATGGAAATTGCGCGGCGTTAACCTGACACATGCGGACCTTGAGGCAAGCGACGCTTTTAGCCTCGGTCCTGAGTTCGAAGAAGGCACCATTTATCTATTGGCTAGCCGTCTTTCACCTGATTATGAAACCCCCGCAATGTTCGACGCCGATGATTGGTTTCGCGGCATTCAAGCTGCTTATGCAGTTGCGCGCGTCGTTGTTATGCCTTCCGGCCTACTGCGCACCCCAACGGGTCGGCGCTACACAGGCATTAATAGCTAATGGCTGGTTTCCAACTTGTTCCGCAGTCTGAACAGGACAGCGACAACCGGTCATTGAACACGGCGCGGATGCTGAATTGCTATCTTGAGCCTGTTGGTCAGGACATGACAATCAAGTCCGTTCTGGGCATGACGGCGTTTGCCACGGTCGAGGGTGTATTCACTCGCGCGGTCGCGGAGATTGAAGGCCGCATTTACGTTGTGCGCGGCGGTGGTCTTTACCAGATCATTGCTGACGGCACGGTGACAAGGCGCGGCGATGTAGACGACAGCCCCGAAACAAGCATCAGCAGCAACACAGGCTCGGTTACAGTCACGGCAGGCGGCAAATACTACACATGGGACGGCACGACGCTATCACAGCCCACAGCGGGCGCGTTTAGTGCCTTTGGGTCCGTGTCCTACATCGGCGGCTTAACCGTCCTGACAGAATTAAACGGCAATCGCCTGCAATGGTCAGACGTGCGCGACCCTTCGACACTGGACGGCCTGTCATTCAACCGCGCTGCGGCATTCGATGACGACATTCTGCGCGGTATGGCAATCGGCGGTTCGTTCTTTGTGTTCAAAGAAAAATCAATCGAACAGTTTTACCAGAACGGCGCGGATCTTGCGTCAATCTCTAGCAGTGGCATTGAATACGGCCTGAAAGCCTACAACCTAATTTCTAGAGTGCCCAACGGTGCGTTTTTCGTATCATCTGACAATAAGGTCTTGCTTACTGGCGAGGCTATGAAGCCTATCAGCGCAAACGCGCGCGGCTTGGAAACAGCGCTAGAGTCGGCCACGCCAACGCACTGTTTCTTTTACCAAGACGAAGGCCACGGCTTTTGTGTTATCCGCTTCGATGACCGCCCGTCATGGGTTTATGACATGGCGACAGGTCTTTGGCATGAACGGTCAGAAGGCGACATCACAGACGCATGGTCAGCGGTCGGCAGTGTGCGTGCGTTTGGCGCTTGGCACGTTGCGCTATTCGCTGGCGATGTTGTGAAGCTAGAGCGCACCAACATTGATGCGACAGGCCCGCTTATTCGGCAGATCACCACAAAGACAATCCGCATGGACGGCAACCGGTTCAAAGTCACGCGCTTGGAAGTCGAAGGACGCGTAGGTTATTCGGCGCTTGGACGTGACGCAAGCATCACGCTGCAAATATCACGCGATGGCGGCAACACATGGACAGAGCCTAAGCCCCGTTCGATGGGCGATGTCGGCAACTACAATGTGCGGGCGGTATGGCGTCAGCTAGGGCAAGCACGCGAGGCCACAGCGCGCCTGACGTGGGCCGACGCTGCCGAAATCCCAATCAACAACACGGCGTTTCTAGATGTCTCTTGAACCCCCACAATTCAACATCCCGCTAACGCCGGACGCGCGCATGACGCAGCAGACCTATGTGATGCTGCAAAGCTATTATGATGCGCTTGTCGCCTCTGAAACAACAGTCGCAGCACAGGCCGCACAGATCGCCGCGCTTGATGTGCGTATCACGGATCTAGGCGGGTGAGAATAACGGCAAATGACGCCCGCACATATTGGGCGCATCATTCGCAGCAGGAAAAGTCCGCAATAATGCCGGACGATTTACCGGATAGTGACGATTTTCAGTATTGGGCGCGCGACGGCGTATGCGGTGTCTTCCACCGCCTGCCTTGGCCGGATGTCTGGATGGCACACTACGGAGTGAAGCCCGAAGCGTGGGGCAGAACCACAAAGCCAGCGCGCGCAGTAATTAATGAATTTTGGGAAGCCGAGCAGCCTGCGCTGTTGACTGGCTGGACCCTAGAGACCAATCGGGCGGCGCTTAGCTTTGCGCGCCGCATTGGATTTACAGAAATTGGACGGATGAACCTCGAAAGCGGGGCCGTTATCATGCAGGAGTACAGGCAATGCTAGGAGCAACCTTGGGTAGCGCACTTATCGGCGCGAACTCAGCCAAGAAGGCAGCGAGCGCGCAGGAGAGAGCAGCTAACAGGCAGATGCGGGTTGATGAAACCAACCGCGCGCGCACCGATGGCTATTTTGAGCCTTACCGCGAATCCGGCGGCAACTTCCTGAACCAGCTAAACGCGCAGATGGGTATGAACGGCGAAGCGCCCGACTTTGACGCATTCCGCAACACGCCGGGCTATCAGTTCGCAGTTGATGAAGGCCAGCGCGCCATTCAAGGATCGGCGGCGGCATCCGGTAATGACATGAGCGGCGCAACCATGAAGGCGCTGCAGGATCGCCGCATGGGCGTTGCTGACCAGACATACAGCAACTACATGAACCGCCTATTTCAAGGCGCGAACATGGGGCAGGCGGCAGCGGGAGGCATGGCGGCAAACGGCGCTAATTCCACAGCGAACCAAATGAACGCGCTTGGTTCCATTGGTAACGCGCAATCTGCAGGCATCATTGGGCAAAACAACGCTGTTCAAGGCGGCATCAATAACATGATGTCTGGCTATATGATGAACCAGACGACAGGCGGCGGTATGCCTTCGATCAACCTGCAGCGCGGCAGTGGCGCAGAGCAAGCGGTATTCGGCAGCGGAAGATGGTTCTAAGCTATGAGTATTCTAAACAGCCTTGCAGTAACTGAAAGCGGGGGAAACTTCGCAGCCCAGAACAATGAAACCGGATCATCGGGCCGCAATGGCCACTTTGGTAGGTTGCAGTTCGGTCGTGACCGCTTTGACGATGCCGTTAGGGCTGGCGTTATTCCGCAGGGAATGACCATTGAGCAATTTGGGCAAGACACGCCGCAATCACGCCAAGTGCAAGAGCGCACAGAGGCTTGGCACCAGCAGGACCTAATGCGCCAGGCGGAAAGCCTTGGACTGACGCAA